TTAAAGCGTCCACCGCGAAGTGTGATGATCTGTGGCCAGAAGGTTATTGTAAAAGTTGTGCCGTATCTGGAAGATGACGCAGAGGAACTGCTTGGTGCTTTCAATGGTGAGACTAAAACAATCTACATACTCAAAGGCTCCAACTGGAAACAAACTTTATTGCATGAGAGTATTCATGCCTGTTTGTATTTCAGTGGAGCCGGAGAAGGTCTGACTATGAGCAAGGAAGAATCAATTGTGCTTGCTCTTGAGCATGGCTTGTGGCCTCTTCTTTTTGGCTGATGCTTTTTTCTTTTTGCTACGACGAAGATGCTCATCAAAGTCATGTCTTAGTTTTTGCAAACCAAGTTCTACAATGGCAAGCCTGGTAAGTACAGCATCAATCTCATGCTGAATTGATTTAAGATCTGTTGCCTGTTTCTTCGTTTCTTTTTCCACCTTGCGCCGCCATGGTAGTAGTGTCCACTTCATGTTTCTTTCTCCTTGGTTTTTTTAAATGTTCTTTGACTGGAAAGTAACCTTGCTTCTGTAACTCTTTGTAAGTTGCTTTAGTAAAGTCCCAAGGAGTTTCTAGTCCATTCACAAACACTGGGCATGTGTCACAGCGTCTGACTGTGATGTAAGTGGACTTCTCTCCGTAGCGTTTCTGGCAGTGTGGACAAATGTGACTGTACTCTTTTGGATCTTCACAGCGATATGTCCACCAGATTTTTTCCAGTGGATCAAACCACAAACCTTTTAATTCCTGTGAGACAATCTTGCTCATGCCTGTTCTTCGTAAAGGTTAAACTGATGTAAGTGCCTAAGCTTAATATCACCTGTCATGCCGTAACGATTCTTTGCGATCCTGAGAGTAACATCTGGTTCTGAGATGTCCCGCTTATGCAAGATCATAACAACATCAGCGTCCTGCTCCAAAGATCCAGAGTCTTTGAGATGGCTAAGACCAGGAATATCTTCCTTGCTGCCCTTCTCAGATTCCCTGTTGATCTGCGCTAAACCTACAACAGGAATGTTTAGTTCCCTGCTAAGTTTTTTCATAGCGTCACTAACGTAACTAACTTGTTCATATTTGCTCTTTGATGATTTAACCCTGACTTGCTGTAGGTAGTCAACAAAAACCATATCGCATTCACCATCCCTGTGCTGCTTGTGCACTCTTGACAAAAGCTCATCGATGTCCCAACCACTCTTCTCATCGATTGCGATTTTGTATTTAGCTAAGTCGTTTGCTTTGGCTATGAAACGAGAAAGCTCAGAGTCATTCATGTCGCCAGACTGAAACTTCTGTGTGCTAATGCGGGCTTCTGCTGCGATAAACTTTTCGATGAGATCTTCTTTGTCCATCTCGTTAGAAAAAAACAGTGGCTTGTAGCCTTGCTTCATAGCTTGCAGTGCAATGAAACTTGCAAAGCTTGTCTTGCCTACTGATGTCCTTGCTGCCGCGATATAAAATCTTCCGCTAAGAAGTCCAGCAACAAAATAATCTAGCTTTGGTAAACCAAACGATGCGCCTCTGGTCTTTCCTTCTTTTCGCAAACCAATTCTTTCCTCGATACGTCCCGCAGTTGATTCAATCATTTCAGGCATTGAAAACATTTCTTTTCCACCTGTGACGCAACCTTCTGCTAACTCTGCTAATCTTTTAAATTCTAAAATCAATGGATCAAGTCTGTCTGAGTTTGTTGATTGCATGATCTTGTGACAAATGTTGTTTGCATTAAGCACTATGTTTTTCATTTTGTACCAACCGTTTAGCTGAGACATGAAGAAATGAATGTTTACTTCTCTGACGTAAGATTGGCTAAGACGAATCATCATTTCCATTCCAGTGCCAATAGAGTTTGCAATGGTGGCGATGTTTACCATTTGATCTGCGTCACTGAGTTCTTTGATCTTCGTAGCAATCTTGATTCTTTCAAGATCACCAAACGCTACTGGATCAAAGTCATGCTTTACTTCAGGCCAATATCTTTTGTGCTGTGCAAGTAACATTCCCAGAACTTGATCTTGGTATTCGTAGTTCATTGCTTATCTCCCGTTGGTATCTCTAGCCACCTGCGTTCAGGTTCTTTGTGCAGCTTGCTTTGTGACACAAGGATCTTGTTGATCTGCTTTTCAATCATGCCAACTGGGTGGCATTGGTTTGCTATGAACTGGTCTTGGATCTCGAAGTATCCCTCGACGATCTTGATAGCCTGTTCTTTGCCATGGGCTTTGGTAATCCTCCCAAGTTGTCCAGCCTCAACTCCACCCACAGCCGCCTTGATTCCATACCTCTGCTCAAAAAGTTCACAGTACCTAGCAATGACCTCATGGGTTCCAAGTTGGGGCTTTGGTTTTTTTGCCCCCTTGTGCACACTAGGTTCAGTTTGTGTATATGTATTTAGAGTAGGAGTAAGAGTAAGAGTAAGAGGATTCATTTCACATGAAGGGTCAATGAAGGGTGCATGAAGGGGTGCTTCATGTTTGCTTCGTAGAATTGACGTTTTTCCATACTTTTTCAGCCTAGCTTCAACACTTCTTTTTCCACCCTTTTTTCCATCTTCTTGCCTCTTTTTTAACCAGCCAAACTGGTCTTCACTACCCTTAATGTAATAGCCACTGTCCATTTTTTGGGCAAAGAAACATTCAATTAATGGCTCTAAACCAGCCATTAAAAACTCTTGCTCTGGAATATATTTGTGATCCTTCAGCCAGTGCTTTTGGGCAAGCAACCAAGCGTCAACCATCATACCAATCGCCTCTCTGCGACTGACCTTGTTACAAAGAGCCACAAATCTGGCGTCTGCAAATAATTTTTCTTCGATATTTATGCGAGCCATCACACTTCCTCTTGTGTTGGGGACGTGATGAGCATAAGATTATGCTTAACATCAACGCCATTTCCGTTGATTCAAATCACCCTCAGAGCTTCAGCCCCTCTGGGGGTTTATTTTTGATTGGCATGAATAAATTTATAGGTAAGATTTATGGACTGCAACTGCAAAATCTTATGAAAGATTTGCTTCTACAATGTTCCACAAGGCTAGCATTCCCTGATCTTTTGCGATCTTTTTAGCCTTAGAAGCGGTTAAACCACCATCAATTTGAAAGTGTGCCTTCTCAAATTTCAATGGTTTAAAACCATGTCTGATAAATATCTCTGTGATTTTATCGTAGTCTATTGACCAGTCCCAACGCTTATTGCTGTGTCCAACAATATCAACAGCCAGTCCATATTGATGAAATGATTCATAAGGTTTTGCATGGGTTATGATTTTTCCATCACGAGTTCTGCCCTGGTCATACAACCATTGTTGTCTCTCAGCACTTCTATAACTCTCAAAGACAGCAACTTCATAGCCCTTCTCATGACACTCAGCTAATGCTGCGTTTAGTCTAACTACAAGGAATGACGCAAGGTTTGATGTGTCTCTGCAAATTGTTTGTACTTTTTCATTAGCCATGTTAATAAATTTCTCCATCCAAAAATAAGGAGAGGCTATGCAGCCAACGCATTATGAGAGAGTCAATGTCATTATAACACGCCAGTTGAAAAAGGAGTTAGTTAAGCACGCTAAAGAGACTGATAGCAGCCTGACCAGGATCTTGAAAATTGCGATCAAAGATTATTTGACAAAGACAAAGGAGGCTGGAAATGACCGCAGAAAGTAAATCCCTGGCAGCACTTATGTCTGCTCTACAAATTTTAGAAAAACAAATTGATGACAGCGAAGAAATAACACCGGAGCAATGTGATGCACACTTTAGTAGTATTAAAGAGATTGATGTTAAAGTTGACCGTCTGCTTTCTTTTATGGACTTGTGCAAGCAGAACGCAGCAACATACAGCGAAAGAGCTGAATCACTTAAGAGAGCTAGTGAATCATGGGAACGCAAGCATAAGTCTCTGTGTAAGTACGCGCTGTGGCTAACTGAGCGGTACCCTGAAGTTGAGTGGAGAGGCTCAGACCGCACGTTTGCTAAGAAACTAAATCCAGCATCTCTCAATTGCCAGTTACAAAAAAAATACAGCACATCAAATTATATCCCTGACGAGTTGGTGTTTTCTATTCCAGAGAAATACAGGGAATGTAAGGTTGTTTGGCTACTTAAATCTGACTTGGTGAAAGATGACCTAAAGTCTGGAAAGTCCTTAAATTTTGCTAGGTTAGATAGGAAGGAAGCACTTGCTATTAGCCCTAAACTAAAGGAGGATCGTACTTGAAAAAGACTGATGAGGAATTGAATGAAGAGGCGCACGAGATGATCCTCGAAGATCATTCAGATATTGTCGATGTGCGGGATAAGTATTTGCAAGTCATGGACGCTTTTAAAAATGAAGACAGCCCCCTCTTGCTTGTTCTTACCCAGAACATCGTACTGGGTTTGGAGTGTGCGTTACTAAACTTGGACAACCTAATCAACTGCTATGTAAATCAAAAAGAAGATAAGAAACCCAAAGGAGCAAAAAATGACAGAATTAATTAACGTACAAACACAATCACCTGCGCTGCGCTTTGACACAGAACAAGTGAACTTAATCAAACGTACAATTTGCAAAGGTGCAAGTGATGAAGAGCTTTCAATGTTTTTGCATCAGTGTAAGCGTACTGGTCTTGATCCTTTTGCTAGGCAGATTTACGCCGTCAAGCGATACGACTCTAGGGAGAAGCGAGAAGTATTGGCAATGCAGACTTCTATCGACGGACTTAGACTCGTCGCACAGCGAAGTGGACAATATGCAGGACAAGACGGGCCATTCTGGTGTGGAGATGATGGCGTCTGGAAAGATGTATGGCTCTCTGACAAACCTCCCATCGCAGCAAAAGTTGGCGTACTGCGTACCGGATTCAGCCAGCCTTGTTACGCTGTGGCAAAGTTTAGTAGCTATGCTGCAAAAACTTCCCAAGGTGCTTTAACAAAGTTCTGGGCACAAATGCCTGAACTGATGATTGCTAAAGTTGCTGAAGCACTGGCTCTCAGAAAAGCATTTCCACAAGAATTGTCTGGTCTTTATACAACAGATGAAATGGAGCAAGCTAATGTTCAGGTTCTTCAAAGCCCTGTGGCTCAGACGACGACTGCGACTGTATCCAACGCTCCCACTATTATTACGTTCGATCCAAAGAACGCACAGCACGTCAAATCAGTAGGCACGTTTCTGCACAGCAGAGGTCATGTGAATTTGTTTGATACGTTTGCCAAGCGTCTTGTAGGCAAACCTTTTACCAAAGATGCTGTTGAGACTGAATGGGCCGCGATCAACCCTGAAGCTCCAGATAAGGATCCAGCAGATGAATAAAGATATTAACAATATGCTGATGTCACACTTCTTTGGTGAAGATTGGCAGGATGCGTTTGCAGATCCTGTCAGGAAAGCTGCCATCGACAAGAAGCTTGCGGATCAATTAGAACTTAAAAGATTACAATGGAAAGCAGAAAGTGAGGAAGAGGAGTGAATGGAGAGTTTCAAAAACACAATAGCAGAGTGGACGATAGCATCACTAGCCTACATAATTGCGGTGATAGCAATGATAGTGGCGGCTGGAGGCAATCTATTGCAGACTGTATTTGGCCGTATTTTGCGCTTTTTTTAGGTATGTTGATTTTAGCTATATTCTTTTTAACAGATGAAAAACTAGGAGAATAAGATGCCACACTTAAACGTATGTAGTTTCATGGGCCATGTTGGTCAATCACCAACACAGAAAACCAGCAAAGATGGTGCGAAGACTTGGAGTGAGTTTAGCCTTGCAGTATCGACTGGCAGTAAAGCAGAGCCTAAGACCATGTGGGTCAAGTGTAGAGTGTTTGGTAACAGTGCGGGCAGGGTTACAGAGATGTGCAACAAAGGTGACGCTGTGTATGTCTCAGGCAAACTAGACGTAAACGCTTATGCTAGAAAGCAAGACAATCAACCTGCGGCAGATGTGAGCCTTATGGTAAACGAGTGGCATTGGCTTAAACCAAGCAGCAAAGCAGACGCGACAGACCTGGCTAATAGTATGCCATCAAAAGCTCCGGCTATTGGTACTGGTGAATTTGAACTACCGTTCTGAGGTGACTATGTATTTTATTAAAGATGGCCAGACTCTCTTCAGGTTTGCTCAATGGGCAGACTTGGAGGATTATTCTGGGATGAGCAAAGATAGATTTAACGGCTCATTGCCAGCGGCTATTTCCAAAGTATTTCCAAACTCAGAGTTTGCTGCGTTCTACGGGGCATATTCTAAAGGATGGATTACTAAGGATGGTGAGCCTGTGGATGGTTTTAAAAAAGGAAATTTGTGGGATGGAAAAGAGAGAAGGAACTATTGTTTGGCCAATTTTATAAGTGAAGGTGGGAAGTTGTGAATAACGAAATTGAAAAAAAATACAAAGATTTATTTAAAAAACATCAGTTTTTAATGAGCAAAGTTTATGCTTTTTTTATTGATCACGAAAATTGTTTAAATGAAACTTGCAAAAATTGCACACCAGAAAAAACTTGTGGCGAAGAACTTTTTGATCTTGGATAAAAAAGGAAAATTTAATGAAAACAGATCAAGACTATGTTGATGCCTTTAACAGAAGCAGATTAAGAGTTAATAATTTTGCCAGAATTTATGAGGATAAAAAAATCAAATTGTTGATGCTGCCACAGCCCCCGGCGGAAGATAAAAACGCTAGAGACAAAGGTGACATGATGCTTGTGGCAAGAGTAGAGCATAAAGTTCTTAGCCTGCCATTCACATCTCGTGAGGATTTTCCATTTTCCAATATGTTTATAGATGAAAAATACAAAGTAGATAACAAAGATGACAAAGCGTATATGTATGTTTTAGAAAACAAAGATGGCACTCATGCTGGTGTGATTTATGGATGGACTCAGCCACTCTGGACTACAAACACTGTGCATGATTCTGTTTGTGATAGGATGATAACGGTGTACCAGATTGATAAAAAGCACGTTAGGTTTTGTAAGGTTGAAGAGGTGTTTTGATGACTATTCCAGTTGAACGAACATGGGCGATTCTAAACACTAGAGAGTTTTTGTTAAATTTACTAGATCCTAAGAAAACCCCAAGGGTGCCCAAAGATATCCGCAGGCAAGCTGGTAGGCTGTTAAAGCATTATCCTACGAAATATTCTTTTGAAGAAATGTTTGATAAAAATTCTTACGAAAAAGTGTTTGGAAAACTAGACAAAGAGAGGCGGGGACAAACCAATGGCGACCCTTAAAGAGTTGATGGGTGATTTGAAACGTGGGGATGGAAGACAATTTTTTAATTTAAAAACACGTCAAATTTTTGAACCAATATATTTTTCTTCTCCAAATTGGTTTGGATTATGCTCTGATGGATATAGTTACTATTTTGATGAAAATCAAATTTATTGGGGTTTTGAAGAAAAACCAACGTTTAAGAAGAAAATAAAGTTATATAGGTATATTTTAAAAAACAGGCACACAAATTTATATTGTGTTAATCATTGGCAATCAGATAGTCCAGGCAATTATCATTATGATTACCAAGTTGTGGGGACTGAAGAAATGGAAATTGAGGTAGATGAGTGAACAAACAAGAATATGCGGCATTGAAAAAAGTTGCCGGAGTATCTCAGTTGATCGTTTATAATTTAGAGGTTTGGTATGTGATGCCTGATGGAAAAGATTATTTAAAAGCACACATGAAAGTTTTGCGAAATTGTTTAAAAGAACTTGAAGATGTTCAACAAAAAATGATGCTTGAAAAAGAGGTAGATGAATGAGCATTACAGAAATCATAACTATTGGGCTTGGATACGCAATAATGGTCGCAGTTTTTGTGGTGTTGATAGAATGGTATATTGAAAGCGGAATAAAAAAATGAACGTCAACACTCCACTTATATACACTCACGTTAGGCTATCTGAGATCACCCAAGATGAGTGGATGGGTGCGGAGGAGTGTAGGATCTTTGGGGCATGTTCTCTTGGCGGCAGAGCGATATTGTTTCATTGCCAGCTCAATAACGGGGCCGTTTACTACAGGCTACCTATATCAGCCTTCAGAGAAGAACGCTTCTCAGAGCCTCAGTTTAAGCTCTCACAACTCCAGCCATGGGACTGCCCTTCAGAGGACATGGAGGTCATTACCTATGACTGGCTGTTTAATCAACGTGTCCAGTGCATAAAGTTAGGCGACATGATGGGTAACTATGTGACTACCTTTGATTGGTCTGGTCTTGGCACTACTGCTGAAATTGCTCATGAGCATAAGTGTGCTCACTTAATAAAGCTTGATAACGGGCAGTTTGCATTACAACCCAATAACTTCCTATTGTGGCATGAAAAGAGTAATATAGTTATTGATGGAAGTCATAAATTGTTAAGAACTAATAAGGATTACCCAAGTGTGGAGAATGGAGGATGAAAGTTATGTTTCAGTTCTCATTACCGGAAGAGAATGAAGAGTATAAGCTTCATTGTCAGACAGGCGATTTTCATTCAGCTATCTGGGAATATGCCAACTGGTTAAGAGGCATTTGTAAACATGGCAATCCAGATGAGTTCAATGCTCAAAAGTGCAGAGAAAAACTGCATGAACTATTGGTTGAGCATAACGTAGACTTGTAAACTATAAGTCTATTATCCTTTGTGGTATAATTAATCATCACCACATGATGAGGTAGTTATGCCTGTATGGTTGACACTTCTTCCCACCATTATTTCCGCATTAGTCCAATTAGCTAAACTCCTGTTAGATCTAGCAAAAGAGAAAAAACAAGACGAGATCAAGTCTTGCGGCCTTGCTATTGAAGAGGCAAGACGTACTGGCGACACGACTAAACTTACTCAACTCATTGAGAAAATGAGAAAGGGACAGTCATGCGATTAATCTTGTGCGCTCTTTTGCTCATGCTTACTACGACTGCAAGTGCTGATAATGATGGACTAAAACCAGAAGATATCCGCCTTGGTGAGCGATATGGCTACACAGCAAAAGATATGAAAGACGCACACAAAGAAGCAAAAAGTAAGATAAATCGACAGAAAATTTTACTGGATATTGAACAGACTTTTGAAAAAGATCCTATCAAGTCAGCAGAACTTGTGGACAAGGCAATCAATAATGCTCTCTCTATGGCAGATGTAATCTTGCGGGCGGAAGGTCATGATGAGATTGCAGATGACATTGAAGTTGAATATCTCATTGCATACCGCAATTACTATAAACGAGAAATGCTTGGAATACTTGAGATGGGAGATCATGAGCCAATGTCTGACTGGCTTAGAACTGTGCACAAAAAGATACATGATGCTATTGGTGACTTTCTTTGCCAGCAAGCGCACTTGCATGATTTGTATATTTTGAATCACTCAATCCCTGTGGTATTCTCTCCAGAATCGTACACATTAAAAGACTACTTAGACCATTTTGCGGGCCACCTAATCTGGGGTTGGTGGTGGGAGCATCACGGCTTTGCCGGAGTTGTCGCTTACTGGGTTGTAAATGGCACCTGCATAGGAGCCACTTATGGTTTAGGCATCTTGCCTTTTGTATGCAGCCCAATCGCCGGATTTGCTGAAGAGGTAATGGACAAGCGTATCGCTCCGGACATGGGAGAACGGATCTGGGAGAGAGCGCAAGAGCGTCAAAAGAGCCTCCTTAGCCCCACAAGCCAAGACTAAACCGTTAGCTGTCATGACCATTTTCTTTTTGCCCTTGTAGGCCACACAGACACCTGTGATGTTTCTAATCTTAGCAAGACGCTGTGAGATGGCTGGCTGTGTAAGGTGCATTTTTTTGCCAATATTAGTGACAGAAATCTCATCAGCCATCATGACCAAAATGATCAAATCATCTATGTCCAAACCGCGAAGTTTCATGCTAAGATCCTAGCATAAAACCTGAAATAGGACTCCGTTTTTAAAAGGCTCTGGCTTAAGCTGGGGCTTTTATTTTAGCCGCCGCTGCTACAAATTCCCTAATCTCATCTTTAGATCTTAAAACTATGGCCATTGCTCCAGACATGTTGAGCTTTGTAATCCACTCAGTTTGCTCAGGAGAAAGCCTACCTTTGTCAGTCTTAAGCTCTATGGCAAAGAACTTGCCGTTAGGGAATACCCCAGCCAAGTCTGGAAATCCCTTGATGGGACTGCACTTGCGGATAACCTTGTTACCAATGCTATGCATGACAGGGCCATTAGGAACCCGCCAATAAACAAGCCCTGATTGCTTTAAACAAGTCAGGGCGAAGCTCAGTAATTCAGACTCTTTCATTAGCCTTTGATCTTTAGGGCCAGCGAATAAAGCTTCAGACAGCAATCCACAGCCTCTTCACAAATAGCCTCAAGTTCTTCATCTTCAAAATCAAGCTCTTCTTTAACCATAGCACTAAGCTCATCAAGCTCTTCTTGGCTAAGATCCCTAGCCTCTTCTACAGCCTCAGAAAGACCGTCTAGTGCGCTTGGAAGTTTATAAAGGACTGGGGCTAATCTGGCAGCATCAGCTAATGTAGCTTTGCCATCAGCCGCCGCATCAGATACAGCAGACGCCAAAGCACATATAAACTTGACCGCCTCACCTAGTTCTTTGATACCTTTTGCTTCTGACATAGCTAGTCCCTCTTTGTTTCTATTTGTCTTAATCTTAATTCATGATCTTTAACCTGTTCTATTATTATACCAATCTTTAGGTTAAGATCTCTAATACTTCCAAGCACCTGACTAAGAACCTTCACACCAGCCGTTATCGCCATCGCAATGATACCAAGTAACGCTTCACTGATATGAAGATCCATAGGTATTCTCCTGATATATTAATCTGATTAAAATTATATCAGACTTCCTCAGGAACTGAAATGATGCCTTCAAGTACGCTTAAATCAGCCGCTGTGAGCTTGGCAGGTTCTAGCTTGGTAAGGTCTAGCTTTTCCCTGTCAATCTCTACTTTTTTGCCTAGAAACTCAATAATAGCAGTTTTGGCAGTTTCTTTATCTACCCCGTCCAGATATGCAAAGTCTGTCTTCTCTTCGTTCAGCTTCCATTTAGAGCCGTCAGAATCGACATATTTAGAGAGCATAGTTACCCACTCTTTTTGGCTATCAAGAGTGTGCTGCTCAAGCACCCTGCTCAGGCGCATAACACTGTAGGCAGTCTTGGTATCAAGGTTAGGTTCAGTAACAAGCTTAGTGAGAGCCAAACGAAATGGCTCAGAACGCAAGGTTCCAAGTGTCAATGAAATCATAAAATCCTCCTGGGTTAATAGGAGGATCTTATGAAGTCTAGATTAAAAAATCAATACTTTAGGCTAGGCGCAGATACTGTAGGTAGATGTCATCGCCAGCAGCCAAAATCGCAGCCAAGTCAGGCTCAAACGTGATTCTTGTTTTGCCACCTACAAGAGACAAAACATAGTCATCGCCAGAACCTTCATTATGGACAACACCACCAGTCATTACCATCATGGTTTCTGCCATTGCTTCAAAAGCACAGTCAATGTAGCCATTAGTAATGTCCGTAGAAGACAAGACTTTTCGCTCTTTCTTGCCCTGTGGAATAGCAGGTGCTGGTATTGCTGAAATCTCACCACTAACATAAAGCTTCATTGCGCTTACAGATGCCGCTTGGTCAGTTTCACTACCAGCAGTAGAATCAACAACAGCAGCAGATTGCGCGGCAGCATCGCTGAAATACTTATTTGTAGCCCCTTCAGCAACATCGTCAGAATCAAGGCTAACAGATCCTGTTTGGCCGTTGACAGACAAGACAGCATCCGTTGGCGATAGAAGCTCTTTCCAATCTGCCAATACTGAAGGATCAGTCCCAGCTAAGATGAAAGACTTGCTCAAGTCTGTCCTGATAGCCACGTCACCTTTTTGTGCAGCCAAGGCAAGCATTGCGACTTCACTTGCAACTACATAGGTTTCAGTGATTGCTAGAGCAGGAAGTTGTCCTGTGGGAACCTTGCCGCTACCGTCAAGCTCTGCAACTCCACCCGCAGCACCTTTGCTTGCTTGGTCAAGTTTAAGAGCAAGTGCATCGTAAACAGCGTTTTGCGAAGGAGCTTTATCAGTTACACCATCAGCGATAGCATCACCAACAGCAGCAGCTTTAGCGCGAGCATCAGTGAACCATTTGTTAGTTGGTAGTGCCGCCTCTGCAATGTCATCTGTTTGTAAAACTACTGCGCCAGTCTTGGTGTTAACAGACTGTACCGCACCAACGCTTGCAGGGATTTGCGACAGTGGAACTTTACCGGAACTATCAAGTTCAGCAAGACCACTGTTTGCACCTTTAAGGCTAGTAGACAGTTTAAGCGCCAATGCGTCAAAGACAGCGTTTTGAGAAGGAGCAACAGTTGTTACACCGTCTGCAATCGCATCACCAACAGCGGCAGTTCTAGCGGAAGATTGGAAGTCACTGATATCTGATGCGGCCAAAGAACCGCTGTAACGTAGCTGTGTTACGTTAGCTCCTATCTTTGTATTGCGAACAACCAAACCAGGAATATGGCTATAGCTGTTGGCAAACATTCCAAAGAAAGATCCGGCAACACCAGTCACAACAAAGCTTGCGGCGTTATCAAGAATGTTAAACACACAATGAGTAGCAAAGCAGTTAGCATTTGCTCCAAGCAAATTGATACCGTTACCAATTGCAGCATTGTTGGTTATGCTTGATCCTTGCATTAAAACTTGACCGTTTGCAGCGATCTTGATGGTAGAAGCACCCTGACAAGACAAGATACCGTAAACGATTTGCGCATAACCTTGTCCGGTCATGTCAATAGCGCAAGATCCACCGCTAACGTCTAAACCATACTGAGTGTAAAGTTGACCGCCAGTGGCGATTGTAAAGTGAGCTCCGCCGTTACCACTGCTTGCCATGCGGGATTTGACGTTATTTGCATACAATTTACCAAACGAACCAAGACTGATGTTTTTAGCAGTAGATGCTGTCGCCACATTTTCAACGTAGCAACCAGACATTTGAACTTCAGTATCAGCAAGAGTGCCACTGATTTCAAATGTAGCTGTAGTAGCATGTGCACTGGTAAACAAAATGTTAGCAATAGAAACACGGTTGTTTAGACCGTTTAAGCTTGCTCCTGTAATTGTGTGCTGGCCAACAATTTTAACGCAAAGCGAATCACTAGGATTTGCCAAGCCTTTTAAATGGACGTTTCCAGGGATTGTCAGGTTCTCAGTATAAGTTCCAGGAGGAATTTCTACGATGTAGTTATTAGTTGCCGTTGGGCTAGAACAAAGAGCAATACAACCTGCAATAGTGTTTGCATCAAGTCCTACCGTAAAGACTTTTGCTGCTTTTGGAATCGCAGCCCAAGACAAATCGCCACGAAGAAACTGTGAGGTTGTACCAGTTCCAAGGCTATTTTGCTTGAGAGCAAGAGCATCAAAAACTGCATTTTGCGAAGGTGCCTTCGCAGTAACGCCATTAACGATCTGATCTTCTACTTTTGCATCAGCCGCAGAAGCTGCTTGAGAATCAACATAGCCTTTTCTTGCGAGGTCTTTTAAATCTACTGGATCATTGTCTGACTGAATTGGAATTGTCTTATCGACAAACCTACCCTTAACCAGAGCCATAGTCTCTCCTTCATGATGTTAATAAAATTTTAACGTGTGTAGGTAACTCTTAATTTGTCACCCACGTCAAGTATATCATACAGTGGAGTTGACAACCAACTTAGCACGTCTAAAGTCACCATATAGTCTTCTCCATACACTTGTGCACTTCCTGAAATAACATCAAGAGTTACAGTTGTTGCGTCAGTAGGTGTATGAGATAAAGTTATGGACGATGAAGATATGTTTAAAGAGTCTAAAGTGAAATATTCCACTGTGTAAATGTTGCTTGGAGGAACAGATATAGTTTGGTTTTTCCAAAGAGATGTAGCACCATCATAAACAAGTGCTTGTCCGTTTGTAACTCCGTTGATTGCAACGTTGTGAAGTTCATTAAGCTCAAATCCATTTTGGATCTTTACTTCAATTGTTCCTTGAGTGGGATGTGCGCGAACAACGTAACCAACAAACACCATATGATTTGGCGCAGATGGTTTAGTGGTTGTTAATCCACCAGGGACAGTAGGAGACAACCAAAGAAGTTGCCCTTCAGTAAACATTGACGTGTTGACGTTATTTAGCTGGCCTTCAACAACCACATAGCCAACACCATTATGAAGAATGTCAGACTCTGCAAGGCCAAAAGTCTTAGAGCTTGTTGTTTCTGAATTTGCTTGAGAATAGTTAATTGTAGGTCTATTGCCGCTTGCACCATTGATGTAAACAGCAGACTTTTTAGGAATAGTTGCGCCAGTGATATTACGAACAAGGCACTTTAAAGTAGTAGTATTCGTGACAATGCTTCCGCCAATAAGAGGCTCTGCCACTCCGTCGTCACGCTTTATTTTAAATATTTGTTCGCCTTCGTCGTACCACATGAACACCCGCGCCGCTGGCGGTGTTTCCGGCTCTGCTATCGACGACCATCTAATTTTGCTGTCTGACATATCAAGCCTCTAAAATAAGTGTGCCCTCAAGTAGCAGTGTGCCTTCTAAATTCAAAGGGCCAAAAGTAACAGAGATCCTATATTCTACCACTCTTACTATAGTTCTCTGAGGTATTGTAGACCAGCCACAATGCCAATCTGATCCGGCTAAAACTGGTACTACAAAGCTCATTAGCTAATCTCGTCCACTATGATTACGCTTCCGCCTATACGTGCCTTGGCAAAAAGTTGAATTGTGTCCTTTATATCGAGTGCCCTTTCACTCTGGTCATTTAGTATAATTCCAGTAAATCCTGGGATTGTGCTGCTGTAGTTTAGCCTAATCTCATCACCACTATAGTTTTGAATATTTATAGCATTCCTATTGTCAAGCGGACCCCCTGGAGGTAACGCCGTCCACTCAGTCGTGCTAAGTAAAACTTCAGTAACCCTTCCAGCAACCCTAAGACCAGATGGGCTAAACGTGCCAGTAACAGCGATATTGCCATCAAGTGGATTATCGTTGTCAGGAATAGCTGTATCGAAATAAGAAGTGCGGTTATCCCAAACTCCTTTAAACTCTCCCATGAGAGCGTATGTGGATGTGATAATGTCACCATTACGATACTGCCTCAAGATCTGCCAAATAGGTTCAGAGGTAAGACCGCGCAAAGAACTAGACCTGCCAATATACCTGATATTAGCAGCGGGTTCGTCTATTTTGATGAGTTTTATCTCATCCGTTCTTACCTGCCTGACTTCCATTAATCTTCACCTTCTCCGTCCATCTCTTCCATCATCTTGTCGTTATACTTCTTTTTTAGATCTTTAAGAGACTTTGGAGCAGTAGCCTTATTCTCTTGCTTGAAAAGCTCTTCTACCATTTTGTTTTTGCTCATGGCGTAATCTTTAACCATGGCAAATAGCTTTGGATCTGCTTCGATCTTCTTAGCTTCCATGTAGCTTTCAAGCATCTCTTCCATCTGCTCTTGATCGTAAATGCCCTCTTCAGTTTTAGGCATTTCTTCGCCTTCAGGTTTAGCACTCATGTCCATTTTCATATTATTGTCCTCCCATTAAGTTCCAAGCAGATTGTGCCGCTGCCTGTCTGTTTAAAGCTGATTGTGTATATTCTGGCATTGGTAATTGTTGTCCAAGACGCTGAACATAATCTTGAAGCTGTTGTGCTCTAAATTGATTTGCAGCACCACCAAGTGCTCTTCCAGCAGCAGTCTCAGCTTGCAAAACACCTTTCATGGCAGCAGGTGTGGATGATAAAGCCCCAAGACCGCCACCCAAAAAAGCTCCAGTTGATGCTGCTCCAGGGATGCCAGTCAAAAGACCACCTACATATCCTAAAGATGCTCCAACTCCGCCACCTCTAAGAACCTTCACACCGCCACCACCACTAACTGGTTCAGCAGCAGGTCTTCCAAAATAACGCCATGTAGATGCTATATCAGTCAAAGAACCAAGATTTGCTTCATATTGTTTGTCAAAGTTTTTAATTACATTTTTAAGATTTGGTCTTCTTAATGTCTCAGGATTATTTATGGTTTTGAAGGCTGTGTCTTTATCTTTAAACAATGGATAAAGATATTCAGCATATTCCATGTGTTTGCCATATTGCTGCCTTAATCCTTCATTGCCAGATTTTTTCAAAACATCATCAAGATAACTAGCCATTTGACGTTCAACTGCCTTTAAAGCAGCCTCTTCAGTGCTAGAGATAGGGCCTTGTCTTAAAGCAGCAGCAGGTGATTTTGAGTAATCTACCAAATCACTAATTCTGTTTTTTATGTCAAAAATATCGCTTGGCTTAACAACGGTTAATTTATCTTCAGGGCCTAGATATTTAAGAAATCCACTGATTCTTTCAATGTCAGGCTCATAAACATCTGTCTGATTTTTTTGAGCAGCATCAATTAATTTGTTTTTAAGATCAATTAAAGGTTGTCCAAAGTATTGTAATGCAACATTTTCATCAGCGTTTTTAAATGTCTCTTTCATCTGATTAGATGTTTCTAATCTTGCTGCTTTTAGGTTATCAAAAACTTCTTTCTGGGCTTTTTCAGAAATTCTTTCAACACCATCTCTTTCGATGACATCAGCCATTTCAAGATTAGTATATTTCTTATCTGGCTTAATCATTTTTGATTTAGCAAAATCATCAATGAGAGTTTGTGGAACTTCACTTGTAGCCCTTACAAGCTCATCTTTTGGTATTCCAGACCACTTGGAGGCAAAGCTTTTAAAGGCACCCTTAAGAATACCTTCTTGACCTTTTTCGATCATCTCTTTGGTAATCTGTACTTTTGTGCTTTGAGCTAAATCTGCTGGCACAGTCTCCATTACTTTGCCTAGAATCTTTTCAACTACTTTTGGCTTTGATGCGGCTTTAGCTATTAACTCTTTGCTTGCTCCGGCACCAAGAAGACCAGTAGTTGCTCCGCCAAGTGCTCCAGATATAGCAATGTCTCCACCACTAAATTCTTTTCTTGTTCCTAACGCTTTACCAATTGCTTGCTTTACTGTCTCAAGACCAGCACTAGCTGCTCCAGCCGTAGCCGCTCCAGTTGCAATACCACCAGCACCTGCGCCAAACAAAGCACCAGGAACCGCACCAGCAGCCCCAGCGATAGATGATAAGACACCAGATCCTATGTCTGTTCCAACATCAACAACATCCATAAACGCTTCTTTTGCGCTTGTTACACCGGATGGATCAAGTTTTTTCCACTCTTTTTCTTCTGGTTTTTTGGCGACAATCTCGCCTTCCCATTGTCTAATATCAAGCGTAGGATTTCTCTTTTTTAAGAAATCTATTTGATCTTCAATTTTACCGCCAAAGTTCTTAACAGCAGCTCTATCAAGAGCACCAATGTCTGATTCTTCGTTTAAAACATTAAACTGTTCTTCTTTTGATTTTTTTTCCCCAACAACTTCAAACGCCAATGTTGGATCAAACTTTGGTTTTGTTGCGCCAGTTGTAGCTGCTTCAAAAGGAAGATTAGGATCAAACTTTGGCTTCATATCCGCCATTACTCATACTCCCCAGTCTGAGGATTTAATGTATATGTAATACCATTTTGAACTACAGTTTGTGGTTTTTCTTGAGCCGCTGCTTGTCCGCCAAGTCCTCTTGATTCATCGTAGAATGAACGTGATTGTTTATAGACATCCATGACTTGATCGCCGTAAACAGATTTAGCTCTTTTGCCTATATTGTCTACAGTTTGATCTGTTCCAGTTAAAATTCTGTCTAATACTTTTATGGAACCAGCAGCTCCGCCACCAGCTACGTTTCTTGCTAAGTTGTCAAATGAACTAATGGAAGTACCAACAGCTTTTTCAAGCAATTTCAAGTCAGCACCAGCAAGTGCTCCAAGTTTAGCTTTATCTGCGTTATACCTGGTAAGCAAAGATGAAACAGCAGATTGATAGTCAGTCCACTCAGCATCTCCGTAAATAGGCATCCTGCCTTTACGAGCAATAATGTCTCTGGCTATTTTTGCGTTTTGAGCCATTTCAGCAAGACCAGTCATGTTATCGCCATATCTTTTATCAAACTTTTCTTTCCACTCAGTTTGTTGTTGCATTCTTTTCATTTCATCTTTTGTTTCTTTAGCGATTCCAAGCTCTTTTTTTCTAAGACCTATTTCCTGTATTCTTTGCTCTCTTGCTGCTTGAGCCTCTTCAAGTTTTCCAAGATTCATAGCCCGTTGTTCAGCCAATGCCGCTGCTCCGCCCCTGGCTTTAAGTACAGCCTCTTGAAGTGCTTGAACTGTTTTACCTTGATCTGTTGGTCTTTGGTAAGCTTGCAAAAGATTGCTAGGACGTTGTGACCAGCTTTGAGACAAAGCGATTAATGGACTTAGATCCATTTGCTGTGGCGTAGATCTTGCCGCAGCTAATTGATCTTCTGCTTGTTTAATTGCCTGATTTTGAGCTTCCATTTGTTGTGCAGATGCTTGCATTAATTGATCTCTAATAGACATCTGAGCAGGTTCAGGCGGAGGCGGTGGTGGCAACCCGCCAGACTCTTGTGCTTGTCTGTTGAGCTGTGGCTGTGTAGGAACTTGTGCAGGAGCAACTTCTGGCATAGGCATAGGCGGTGGTGTCATGCTTTGACCATATTGAGCAGCTTCAAGTTGAGCAATTAAATTTGCATCTAAACTTTGATTGTTAGCTGGCAATGGCATAACCGGAGGCATAGCTTCTTCTTGTGGCCTATTCATTGCTAAGAAAGGTAAAAATCCGCCTACCATATTAATCTCCAATTACATTCTGGTGCCGTACATAGACCTACGTTGCATCATTGGATCTACACTTTGGTTTTGTGTTTCCATCATCTGCCAAGGCAATGCTTGAGAAGTTGATCCTGAACCACCAGCAAGATTTGCTTCAGTAAGATCCTTGGTTTTTGCAGCATCAAGCTTTTGTTGATTCTGAGAAAGCATTGCGCCTGTTAAACCAGCTTCCATCGCAGAACCTAGTGGATCTGCTGTTTGTATTCCACCAGGAGCCATGCCAGTCCAAGGCGACCATCTAGCGGTAATAGCAGCACGTCTTCTTTGCTCTTCTTCTTTTGGACGATCTATTAGCTCAGACTTTGCCAAGCCAAGACCAGCCATAACGCCAATAGTAACCGGATCCATATTATTCTCCTTCTTTCTTTTCTTCTTTACCCATGTCCATCCATGGGCTTTTCTTTACTTCTGGCAACTCTTTTTCATTCTTTGTTTCTTTTTCCCAACGTGATGCTATCTTTGGATGCTGAGAATACATAAAACGCATTTGAGCTTTTGATTTAAATGGCATTACACCACCTCACCATTTTCTCTAATGTATTGATGATCTAAACCAAGATAATCAAAAGTCTTTAGCCAGAAATTAACAACTGGCTTAAACAACCATCCAATCTTGCCCTTGCCGTAATACCATTTCCCATAACTTACCATTGGATCTGTCATGAGACTTCTGACAGCAATTTTAACAAATTTAGATTTTCTCATAGCAGGAACAAGAACTTCAGAAAGTTTGTAGTAACCTCTACGGTTTTTGTCTGTCATTTTTTCATCACGATATTTTCTTACAACTTCATCCATTGTTCCATTGCCATATCTAGCTTCTAAAAATATAAAGCAGCAAATTCCAGAACTACCACTTCCATAACCTTCAGAAGTTTTTTCAGCAGCATATCCTTTCATGCGCTCACCATATTGCTGTAGTTTCCTATTCTCTCTAGCAGCAAGATCCATTAATTGAGTCTGAAGGTTTGATTTTTCTGTATCTGCTTGTTGTCCAAGATTGAACTGAGAAAGTCTTGAAGCAAGATCTGATCCTTGCATACCAAGCTGACCACGTTCTACTGCGCCACCTTGGCGTTGTTGTTGCATCATTTCTGCAAGATTTCCAGCACCAGCAGTCGCCATTCTTTCAGCAGCACCACCACCAAGACCGCCCTTCATAGCAAGGCTTGATCTAGCACCAGCCATGGCACCAGCTTGTTGCCTAGTAGCTTGATCCATTAACCTTGCTTGTTCTGATCCTTGCTTTTCAAGAGCCATTTTATACCAAGGAGACTCTTCCATTTGCTTTTGGATGTCTGCTCCGGATAAAGTCCTAGCTGTAAGCTTTCCACCACCCTCAAGGGAAGATATGCCTTGATAGTCTTCAAGCTGTGGCATCTCTGTTTCTTGAGCAAGCCTTTTTGTTTCAGCGTTATATAAAGCGTCTTCTCTAAGTTGCTGAGGTGTTTTTTGATTCTTTTGTTCTTTTTGAATTCTCGTCATGTATTGCTGAGTAGACTCACCCGGTCTTTTTTCACTAAACATTATACTTCTCCCCCAGTCATTTCTGCATAAAGTCTATAATCTGGTTCAATCGTGTCTTCGTTATCTGCATACATATCAGACAACGTTTTAAGCGTATCTGCCTTTTGCTGCTCAACATCTTGAATAGCTTTAGGCAGATTTGGATGAAGTTCTTTTTCAAGACACTTCATTTTCATATAAGACATGACGTAATTGACTGCTTCAGGAATATCACATTTAGAAGCATTGTCTGTCAATTCGTTAGCGTTACGGATATACCAGATATACAAGAAAGATCCGGCCTCAGTAGGCGTGGGGGTTAAGAGAAGCTTTGGTTTTTCACCTTCAGCAGAGTTTAGAATAAAGAAACCATACTGTTGTGTGCCGTTGTTGATAGTCTTTTCAGTCTCATAGATGGCGATCTTGTGCCAGTTACGAAGACGTTTAAGTTTCCAAACTTGTGTGCCAGAGCGGTAAATAATCTGACGGATCTTCATGCCGTAGATGTTGTCTGGGATGTTGTATTCTTCTTGTCCAGGAACCAAAGTGATCTGGCCTCTAGCTAAGAAATAGTCTTCACAAAGAGTAAGGATTTGACGTTCTACTTCATCAATAGCCTCATTGGCGTAACCTAGAAGCTCTGCTTCGTTGATGAATGTCTCACCTTCAAGATCAAGGTCACGCAACACTTTTGCTTTGATTTCAGACCAAGTCCAATATCTCATGTATATCTCCCAACCAAACAGCGAAGCAGTGTTGCGCCAGATGCTGTGATATCCAATTCGTTAGAATCAAACTTAGAATAGTTTAATGTAATTGCCGCATTATTACTATTGTGCATAATTATAACATCTAGAGGCAAAAAACCTAAGCCATGTCTGTACTTAAAATTAGTAACAACACCTGGTATTTCAATAGAAAAGAATTGAAAATTAGACCTGTCTAATGGATTGGCATTGCCATAGTCCATAATCCTTTTAAAGTTCTCTTGGACATACTGATCTTCGATCTCTTGCCTAAGAAGCCTGGGGAAGGCCATTATTGCACCTCTCCGCTCGTAGATACTTTGAAGGCTGTCTGACTAGGGCCAGCGACATCGTAGATTACAGACACGTTTAGGAGGTTTAAAACCTCACCTAGCGGCCTACCTCTGATAACCCACTTCTGTGTGCCACTGCCTACAGCATTAAGCACATCTGAGAAGGTCAGGATGTCTGGACTTCTACCCGTAATCTCATACTCTCTAATATATCCATCTTCAGCAAACGATATAAAATATCCTATAGATTTGTCAGGCCAATCATAAATTGTATTGCTTAATGTAGCAGTTTTAAGAGATGGATTAATAATAGCAGTGCCAATTGTATCACTTGATAAAATAGCAACATGAGCATTAGTAAACTTTAATGCTTTATAGTTACATCTTAAACTTTTAGCTGGCATTAAACGCTTATCATGAATAAGACCCTGGCGGTTCCATTCAAGAGTTATATCTCCCCAATAAACATCAGGTTCGCCCCAAACAATGTTGCCACGATAACGTATTGGCAGAAGGTTTGACACAATCCGGTTGTCATCATTGTTGCTAACAATCTGTAGGGCCAAGTTAGTCGTAGACTCACAAGTGACGTTGGCCTGTGTCACATACTTTCTGACAGCAGACGTGCCAAAGTTATATGATGAAGTCTCCATTTTGTAGACAATAACTTCATCAAGCCATTTAGTTACATCTGCCTCAGAGTTGTTGATCTTAGGATCTACAAACAATGTGTCCTTGTGAATTAGGACGTATCCGTTAACATCACATCGAATCATATCTCCGTTGATAAACTCTATTGCGGCTGGTTTAAAGCTTGGTCCAGAAATGGTTGTAAATGTGGCGTCTGCTCTAATTCCCCAGTTAAGATCTAAAACATAGCATTTGTTTAAATCACTTGATCCGTCTTCTTGTATGGTCCACCAAACCCTGTTTTTCTTGTTATCGTACTTGCCCTGATATTTGACGTTATTTGAATCATTATCTGCAAACGTCTTATATGTCTTGTCGTAATCTTGATTAAGCTTCATGACTTTAAAGCCATCTGTAAAATATACAGCGTCTTTACCAAGCCACAAAACACCGTCTAAAGCTTGGACTGGTGTATTGACACCAATACATCCAGCCGTATCGCTGATACGTTCTACGATCATTCCTCCCCTGCCAAGATCATCAAACACACCGTCTACACGATATACATTTTCTTTGCACAGAATGATGACGTTATTTTTGGTTGAGCTTATGGCAACGATTTCATCATCGACATCGACGTAGAAAGTCTCTGGCACAGAATCAAAGTCACTAATTATTGACTGATACATTCTATATGGCTCAGATATAGTGCCGCCGTAATATGCTATGTCACTTCTTACATGAATGCTTCTACACCTTGGAGGAGGATCATTAGCAACTACGCCTCCATTTGTATAAAGCTGTTCAGCTACATCAAGAGAGTCATTTAGCCATGGTATGTATGCGTAGTTACTGTTTGTGTCCTGATACCAAATATAATAACGCTCAGTAGAAGCGTCATAATAAAGATTATTAAACTCTCCTTGAGCAGGAAACGCAGCTTTATTGGCATAAGTTTTAATTGGAAATGTCGTATCTGGAACATAGTCAGAAAACGTGGTAACGCCATTGTTTATTGTGCCAGCAAGAAAATATGATGTTCCGTTATTAAGAGTTCTGTAAATATCTATTTTTAAATCTATAGATGTAAGCCAATTAGTGTCTGCTGTATTTACAAGTGTTTTAATTGCAGATAAGTCTATCTTGTTTCTTATTCTTGAAAATAACTCTTCTTCAGTTGTTAGTTGAACATAACTGCTTGTTGGAGTGTTCCATCTGTAATAAGAGTTTTCCGCCCCAACATAATATGTTTTTTCCGGATCACCAATAGCAGGTCTTGATCCAAGGCTTGGATATAGCAACAAAGTGTTGTTAACCAATCCAATTTCATATGCTCCCAATACTTCAATAGGAAGGCTTGGTGTTCCAACATCTAAAAATTGTATTTCTACTGAGCCAGCATAATAATTTCTTTTAAAAACTAATTTATAAAGATAGGCGGTGTCCCATATTCTTTTGGCTTTTCCCGTACCAGATCCAACACCAGTGGCGGTAAATTGAAGGCCAACACTATTGCTAGATGCGCCAATAAGTGTGAAGTTTGTAGATCCAATTTCTGTGATTACATACTTCTTTCCAACAATAAAGCTTCCAGCATTTACTATTGTGTCAGAATAAGTTTTTACAACCTTTTCAGAATCTAAATCATTTGAGTCACTATCATATTTTGGAAGTCCAGCTTGAAATAAAGTTGGAAATCCATCGTACATATAAAATTTCATTGGATAGCCTGGCAAAGTAGAGTTCGCCATTATTGTGTGGCCGTTCCAATGGTCATATGTAAACTGATGACTGGCTGTAGATCCTGGAAATGCTTTGTGGCCATCTGGACCCAATATTTCAGTCCATTTATCTACACTGTTTTTGTAATAATAAAGACGGTCAGCACTTTGGACGTAAAGCTTTCCCTTGTACTGAAAACAAGTAGAAATCCTATTGGCGACTGGCCTCGCAGCAGTCTTATCATACAACTCAGACCCTGGCCTAGTGAACACCTTGCCTTGATTCTGATATTGATTGATTAAGAGGTTGTCACACTCTTTCATCTTATTAGGCGGAGCAGACAAATAGTAGTCTGTAATCCCGCCAGAGAAATCTTCTAATTCTAGCTTTTCTGCCATGTCACACCAAGATGTGTGCGGTTGCGCTTAATCCACTGTCGTTGCTGTACACTTTAAACTTCTTTGTGTTTCCAGACACTGGCTTGATATCCAGAAACATTTGTTCACCAGCAGCATTCTTAACCATCACAAATACATCTGCGTAGTTTGCATCATTTGGAATTGTGATCTCTTGATAGAATTTGCCAGCACTTTCTACAAGCCACGCAACACCGCTACTAATCGCTACAGTTACAGCAGAGATGCTGGTGCTAGGAATCTTTGCGCTGTTGCTACCGTTGTGATTGTGGTCAGCAAGCTTGGTTATGTTTGTCTCAAGTGCTGGGAACCATACTGACCCTTTATCGCCAGTATTGGGAAGAATAAAACCGTAGTTAAGTGTGGTCGCCATTTGTCCTCCTAAATCTGTCCAGCAACATAAGCCGCAAATAAATAGTCTACACCGTCGTGTGTTTTGTCTGAATCACAAGGCTCCCAGTCAGAGCCAGGATTACGTTGCCAGAGATACTCTTCACAGCGATCTTTTGAGGTAGGTAGCCTGTCAGATGGAAATAGCTTTTCATCTAGTAAAATCGCTATAGCCTCATCTTGGTTGCCGTCTTTATACTTATGGTAAAGAGCTTTCACCAAAGCATTGTTAGGGCTTTCATTTTGATAAACTCTGAGAAGCTCATAATCTGCCTCAGATATTCCTCCGCGCATGATGCCACGTGTAAAGATAGCCATTACATCCAAGTGTTTCTCATATCCGGCCTTGCTTGGAATGGTTGGCTCTACAGTCTCAGAGTACGATCTTAAAATCATTTCCTGTAATACTAAAACAAGAGGAGGAACCATGTAGGTGCGTGATAGTGGGCCTCTACCCATTACCCATCCGTTAGCTTGGCCGTAGTCCCAAATTCTGCGAAGTGCTGGCTTGTCGCTTTTTAGATAAAGATAAGGCCATAGCATGATAAACATATCTTTAGAGATATCAGACTTTGATTGTCCTAGGTCATAGCACTGATGCGATTCATTGCGATACCAGCGTCCAGGTTCACCTTCAGCTTTGTAGATGTCAACATCTTGACACCCACCAGACATCTTGCAAAGAGATGTAAATCCCAAAGAATCGCAACCGCCTTGATGCGCCCAGCCTGTATGCAGCTTCTTATATAATTCAGCCTTAGCCACAACAGCTTCATTGACTTGCTGCGGCTTTTTAGGCTCACGCTTTTGGCATGAGGTTAAGGCTAAAATTATAAAGAGTAGTTTTAGCATTAGGCGATTCTTACTAATGTTATAGATCCAAGAGTTGCAACAATTCCAGATGTAAAAGATAAATTCTGAGTTACACCAACAGACCAAGATGTTGATTTATCTATAATATCTATACAAGCAGGAAAGGATACGCTTGTAGGGCCAACAGTATTTATATGTATAGACGCCGTTCCTTTTCCTTGTGTTGTCCTTAAAGAACCATCAACCCTTAAAGTTACAACATTATTTGTTGATCCAGTTCCACCGCTGCTTGCTTGCCAAACTGATGACATAAAAACAAGCCATCTTCCCGCAGATATTGTTTGATCAGATAAAGCCGTTTGATTTGTTCCCGTTGTTGCTTGATTTGCGTTAAAAGGATAATTTAAAACTTCCCCCACATACCCCGCCGGAACCGCACTCCCATCCCCCGCTGATTGTAATAATGATTTCTGTGTCATGTTTGCTCCTTAAATCTTAATCAGCTTGTTGCATGAAAGGTTGATAGGGCGGGTTTCTGCGTCGCCAGTGATTGTCTGAGCACTAGCTGTACCGGATATAATATTGGTATTTATTCTTTGGTTTGGAGAATATTCAATAGCACCCGCAGCTCCGGATGCAAATGTTGTGGCCGTTGAAGCTCCAACAAGACGAATGGCTCCTGTATCTACTGATGCTGAAGATGATGAGTTTGTAAGACCATTTTTAGCTGTTGCCTGAGTTTGAGCTGCGCCAAGCACCCTGCCGGTATCCCTACTCGCAGCACCTTGAGCTGTTCCCATATTGTCCATGTAACGGGCAAATCTTCCACGGAAGTCTGGAATGTTAAAGTTTGCTCCAGATCCTCCGTAAGAATAACCAATGGCAGCAAAAAGTGTTGGGTTAGATGCTGTTGTTAGTTGCCGTCCGTCACAAAGCATCCATCCGCTTGGTTCTACTGTTCCAGCGTAATCAATTAAAGTCCCGGCAGGTAATGTTAGCAGTGCGATTGATTGACTGCCTAGTGCGCTATTTGACATGTCAAACTCCTTTAATATTAGGCGATTCTTATTGCATAAAATTCAGAAAATGCAGTTGTAGTATTCAATACATTTCCTGTATTTGCGCCAGTTAAGTCAGCTCTTAAAACTCTTATTTTGTATGATGTATTCGAAGAAATTGTAACAACTCCAGACGATGCCAAAACACTTGAAACAAAATTAAGTGCCCCTCTAGTTGCTATTTGTTTATTTAAATTTTGAATTAAATTATTACTTGAATCAGTTACTTTAAATTCACTTCTGCCAAATGATCCGGCGGTTGCCCCACAGTCGTAACTAATTTGTATATTTGCAAATATTTGCCAAGTTCCTGCCGTTAAATTTATTACTGCATTAGTCCAATCAGTTTCTGTTAATGTCAATGCCTGTGTTGATGGCGCAACTGCCCATGTTATTCTTTCCCCAACATACCCAGCCGGAACCGCAGTACCGCTAGTGTCACCAACAACATTTCTGGCTGAAACAGTCAGCGGGAAGCTGGTTCCAATTGCCGGAGCGTTTAAAGCAAAGTTAATGCTTGCAGATGCAAAGCCAGTTACGCTTGGCAATGTGATTTGCAGCAAACCTCCCGCTGTTGCTGTTACTACAAAACCTGTAGGCGGTGTGTCGCCAGAGGCCTGATAACTGACATTGTAATTATTTGCTGCGCCGTTTTTACTAAACTGTGCTGCTACATAGAAACGAAGCGGTGTAGTTGCTGTAATAGATACCCAACCCGTCAATTCACCTGCATCATATGCTGCGATGTTTTGAACTGTTGTTGTAGCGTTATTTGATAGAGCAATCTGAGTTCTAACGTTTGAAGATCCTACAACAGATCCACGCTTAGGAGCTACATACAAGCTTGTTGTGCTAGAAGCCACTCCAACCGGAACGCTAACTTGACCAACTACTGTTGGCTCATCTAAAGTCAAAAGACCAGCAGTTGCAGCAGACAAGAAGTAAACTTCTCCGGCAGTTAAACCGGATAGACCAGAAACTTCTCCAGATAATGTCAACTGAAACTGACTTGATGTTATTACGCTACTAACAACACCTACAACTTCCGCAGCAGCTGCTGATGTAGCTATGGCTTTTGTATATGTAGCACCATTTAAATAAAGAACGTCACCAACTACAAATCCGTGACTTGCTTGAGTGACGGTATCAATGGTCCCACCGCCACCGCCTCCAATAGCACCCCAAGCAGATCCATTGTACCCCTCAAATGTGGCATCTGTGGTGTTATAACGAACCATTCCCTGCGTAGAAAGACCTGCCCTGTCTCCTGTAGAACCAACTGGCAATGTCAAAGCACCTGTCATTGCCGCTGTACTGCTAACTACTTTACTTAGAAGTGTTGCGGGAATATCAGCAGAAACAAGATCTGCTCCAGCAGTCACAAGACCTTTATCATCGTATGTGATCTTGGTTTTTGTTGCGGCTGTGATTCCAGCGTTAGCAGAAACCTTTGCAGAAAGATCTGTTGTTAAGTTTTCAACCTTTGCTTGAGGAATATCTCCGTCTGCTAGATCTAGCTTTGAATACAAAACAGTCAAATCAGGAATGTCAGTACTATTGATCTGTCCTGCGCTTACTCCTCCTGGTGAGCTTATCCTTACAAGACCAGTAATTGTTGTTGCATCAAGACCAAGTCCACCTTTTTCAAGAGATACGATTGGCAAAGACCCGGCATCTACATTACAGCTCGAATCAAGAGTTTTTCCAGCAAGACTTTGCGTAGAATCAAGATCTACAGCGGTTTTCCAACCAGATCCTGTATGCCACTTTAGGCCCGTAGAAGAATTGAAGTATACAAGGCCGGTAGCTGTAGGCGTTAAATCTGAAGCTGATACCTGCAACTGCGCCCTGATGAGTTCACCGTAAATCTGTGCCATTTTATACTCCTACAAGCCTGTAAGTTCCCGCTGGCAGCGGAGATCCAACTGTTATTCTCACATTCGTGGATGAAGTAGCCTTAATGCTAACATACATCTTTTCAAAGTCATTAGTATTATCTTTAAGATCCCATATTGCAAATCTTGCGTCTACACCAGAAACTGTAACATCTTTAGTCGTCTCAACACCATTCCAAGACGTGTCATAGTATACCCTAGAACCACCTACTTGCTTAACAGTTGTGCCAATATCTACATAAAGATTTTGGTCAGTAGTCAGGTAGTACAGACGGCCAATCTTTTGGCTTGAAGGTGATGGCAGAGTATCTACGTTCTCAATCCTCGCGCCTTTGATCTCTCCGGCAAGGTGAACGTCTTTCCACCGCTTAGTAGATCCGCCTAGATCAGTGCCAGCCCAGACACCAGAATAGGATGCGTCTGTAAACGGCCTAAAATCGCTTTTAACCTGCACAAATCCTTTGGTGGCATTAGTTGTGCTCTCAAGATCAAGGCTCTCTCCAGAGGCTGTTCCGCCTATCAGAGACTGTCCTCCGGCACGTCCTGCTAAGAGAGCAAACTGTGTGTGGCCAGCATCTCCTGTTGTAAGACCGCTAATTGAACTATGAGAAATCTCAGTATCCGGAGAAGAGGCAAGCCATTGTGTGCCGTCCCAGAAAAGACTGTCTCCAACCTGCGCCCCTACACTTCGATCTGGGACTCGATAGCTAGAATCTTTAAGCTTCATTAGGTCAGAGATTGGGAAAGTATTTGTGTTATCTTTAATTGATTGGCTTATAAACAAATCACGCCAACGGGCCACTCCTGCTCCAAGATCTCTTGTCGCATCTCCGGTTGGATAAAGATGGCTAGAAACGCTTACATTGCCGCCGTTTGGTTGCAGAACAATATTAGAACTAACCGCAACAGAACTAAGCACAACGCCTTGCATTTTAAGGCCGCCAGCTTGCAAATATGACGTAGCACCAGACACAATAAGCGGAGCATCAACTACACTTATTTGATATCCAGTTAATAAAGTGCTTCCAAGAACAATAGAACCTGTACCATTTGCAGATATATTAAGGCTACTATTAGTAACGCTTGTTTGTATGTTGTTGTCATACAAATATAGATTGTTCATTAAATACAAATCACCGGCATAAATTGCGCCAGTGGTTGTAAAGTTAAGATCATTTAAACCAACATTAGTTGTATCACAATCTATATTTCCATTAGTAAACGTAAAATCTGCAACCTTAGATCCAGACGGCAAGTTTAGTCCGCTAGTCAAGATAAGGCTGTCAGCGTAGATATCGCCTAATGTACGAAGATCTGCGGTATCAAAATCAATCTCACCAGTGCTGTCAAGAATTTGACCCACGCCCGTGATGGATGTGGTTCCGGCAGCAATAGAACCTTGTGTATTAAGGTTTGTCATTCCCATGCTGATATCGCCGGATGAATCTGTAAGAGATCCTCCAGACAATGACATGGTGCCAACATTAACTTCGTGTGCCCATACAGACATCCATCTTTCGTCTGTGGTTCCAAGTGATATTTCGTTGTCTGTAGCTGGCCTAAAATGGTCTGTAACCTGCACAAATCCTGTCTGTGGGCCAGCACCATCACCGCTATTGGCAGACAGTGTAAGGTTTGTATTAGCGGATGCGCCGCCATATACACGCTGTCCGGCATATAAACCAGTAATTGGTGTGCCAGTCTCATCAGCATCATCATGACCAATCTTCTGGACATAAAAGCCAAGTGTTTGACCTTGCCAAGCAGTCAAGATTGAATCCATTGACCAATCTACATCATAGATCTTATGCCAGCTAGGAGTTGCTTCACCTTCGCGTTGTTCCCAACGATATCCTGCGGACTTTCCATCACCGTCGTCATTTACGACGCGGTAATCAGCAATAGTGTTACCTACAAGTGGTAAATCACCTGGCGTAGCTACAGCAGCTTTTGCATTGGGATAAATAACAGCGACTAGATAATCTAGTGCGCCTTGCATATTTGTAACGTCTGGAAGATTTGGATTTGCATACCCAAAGTCAGACATACTGTGAACGAATGGATGCTGATTCTGGTTCCAGATTTGGAACCTATGATGGTTAAAGATCATCCTGATCTCCTACGATCTTAAAATAGTTCCCAAGCAGCATCCCAGACAGCAGTATCTTCTTTCATATACAAAACTCTGCTGGATAATCCATCGTATGCGTATCTTACCACACTACATGGTGTGCCGTCTTCAGCATCAGCCCTGACAGTATAAACATATTCCATACGACCTGAGCCGTCATACTCGCAGTGCTGTTTAATTAGTTCATTTGCTTGGGTTTTTAAGTGGCCTGTATCTGCCATGAATAACTCCTTAATAAATGGGGCTATAAACCATCCTAGTTTATAAACCCCATAAAATTAACTTTTCAGTAAACATAGAACAGATAAACATCCAATTCACCAGCAGTAGCAGCAGCGGCGTTGATTGAAATCGAAGGTTTTTTCTCAGATGTCAATACAACAGAATCAGCAAGCGTTCCAAAATCAGGAATGCCCTGAATCTTTGCGCCAGTTGTTAGACCAGCCAAAGCTTGAGCGGCCAAACCATCATTTGCAGCCTGAAGATTAAGATCAAGCGTTAAAGATCCACCAGATGTCAATGCGCTTTTAACTAGAACAACAGCAGACAGAACCAATGCACCTGCTGGCAAAGCAACATCTTCAGCACCATCAAGACCTTTAAGAACATAATCTCCAACAGCACCACCATCTCGTGATTGTTTCCAACTTCCTTTAACACAGTTAAAAGCTTTTGAAAGCTCATCACCAAGCTTGTTTTTTGCAGATACCCAATCATTTGATTTGTTAAATGCAGATTGCTTTTCAAGAGTAAGCATTTTTGTTCTCCATAGTTAAGACAGAGGGGAGAAGTCTAGCCGTCCTAGCCAGACCGCTCCCCAGTTTGTTAGTTATTAGTAGCTGATGCTGTGCATGATGGCGTTGTGGCCTGGGGCATTAACCTCAAGCTGCCCAAAAAGGCACATGTCGACTACGTATTTAAACCCATCGACCCCTCTAATTTCGTGATATTCTCTGCCTTCTGGGGACTTACGCTTACGGAAGCCACCACGGGTGCGGAATACCATCGATTTTAGGTCGAGATACATGATTACATCGTCATCCATCTCTACGATGCCAACCAGTTTCAAAGTACCTTTAACGGTAGTTACTTCAATCTCAGTCCAACCGTAGATCGAAGCAGAAGGTTGCTTAGTAACAGCAAAGGGACCTTTTTGAGTCTCAAGAAGCTTCATGACAGAGCCAAGATGCTTAAAGCTCATAAGAACCGTATTAGCGTTACCTTTAGCTTTACGACGAACAGTTGTGTAACCGTCAAAAATCTTATCCAAAATATTTGAAGCGGTAACAGAAGCTCCGTCGATATTCGTTGCCTGGAGTACAGGCCAGAGCAATTTACTTACACCATGGACAGAAGCAGATCCGCCGTTAGCAACGGATAGCAACACTTCTTTGATAGAAGTAAACGAACCAGCAAGTGCACCTGGGTGGTAACACTTAGCAGATTGAGCAACTGTGTATGCGCTAACATCAGCAGCAGCACCGCCACGAGTTAAAGATACTGTTACAGTACCAGTTCCAGCAGTAGCAGCGTTGACGTTGATTGCGATAACATAAACAGTCAATGGTGAGCTGTTTGCATCATCAAGAACAAGTTTTTGACCAATTTGCAAACGGTCAATGTGGTCAACTTCAAATGTACCACCAGCTTGGCCGTCTGTTGCCAGTTGAGCAAAGTGGCTACCGGAACCCAAAGAAGTCGATACAACTTGCTTGAAGTAATCAACCATCGAATCAACTTCGCCTGGAAGAATTTTCAAGAATGTTGCTTCAGGAATCTTGCCTTCAGCATCCAAAAGATCACGATGGTTGAATACCAAAGATCCCCAAGCTTCAACGTATGTGTCAATAGATCCACGAACGTATTGGCTTTGAGAGATATCAGCGACATCTGCCAATTGACCAAACTCAACAGAAGATGCACCAGCTCCTTTGAAAGGAACGATGATCTTCGAGCCTTGCCAGCCATTATCGATTTCTAGGTTAGACAAGAACCAGTCACGCTTGATTAGCTCTTCAGAAACCATTCTATTTGGTAGGTATTCATTCAGCATCGATTGAAACGAGCTATTTACTACTGTTGCCATTTCTCACTCCTTGAGAATTATGTTTTTGTTAATATTGTTCTGTAAGTTCTTTCGCTCTGCGCTTTAAATCTTCCAGCGATTTCACTGCTGTCTTTACTGCACTCGTTCCCCGTCCTTGAATGTTAGGGATGACTGGCTTTTGTGAGGCTTGCACTATCTGTGCTCCACCAGCAACCACCGCGGCACCCAGGCTTGGGTTAATCGCTTTGAGATGCTTAATGGCCTCACCTACGGCTTGCGATGCAGGGATGTCTTGTCCTCTTGCAGCATATGCCTGACCAATCTGAATACAGTAATCTTTAAATGCGCCTGGGCTTCCCATTCCAGCGTTGTATGCTTCTGCGATTACCTTGGCTTCAGGTACTCCCAGAGCCATATCTAGCTCGAAGGTTCGTTGTTGAACGGCAAATTGCTGCTGGCTTTGCTGCAAACGTGCGTTCTCAACTTCGTAATAGCGGGCAGCCTCTTTAGCTTGCTTGCTGTTTTCCCACTGAGCTTTCTGCTCTGGGGACATCTGCTCACGTCTTACTAATTCTAAAGCATACTCTAAAATTTTATTCTTGGGAATATTAAGACCTTCAAAAAAGCTATCAAAATCATTCTCAGAAACATACTTACCAAGAATATCTAAGGCTTTATCAGTTTCTTGTACTTTTGCCTTAGTTTGTTCTAATTCATCTTTAATTGCTTGATGCTTTGGCTTAATACTTTCTAAACCATATGCTTTTTCATAAAGTTCTTTAACTTTCTTTTCCATTTCTTGATTTTTAATGACTGGTCTTAGCCATTCATCAATTTCATGCTCTTTATCCATTACTTTAAACTTATAGTTTGGACTATAGGCTGGAGGTGCATCAGTTTTTTCACCTTCAACAAGTAATTTGCCCTTGCCACCAGTTGCTTTGATAGCATCTAAGCCTTTAGGCTCTGTCAGGGTCTTGGCTTCTACCGTTTCTGTGGTAGTTGCCGTTGTTTCTGGTGCGGTAGCTGTAGTTTCTACCGCCGCTGTTGTTGTTTCCACACTTGTCGCTTCCGTTGTCATCACATTACTCCCATGGGACTGGCCTGTCCCTGTTGTTGCCCAACTTCGCTCATTAGCAACTTTGCCACTTCAGCTTGTTGAGCACTGTTCATTTGCTGCATCGCATCCTGAGTCATACCTTGTTGCTGGAGCTGTTTTAGCAGCCAATCTAGTGCCTCATATGGAATCCTGACACGCTTAGGAGCTTTGTTAGGATCACTATCAGGAACATACATATCCGCCGCTACCATTGCACCACCCGTAGGAATAAACTCAGCTTCAGCAGCCTTTAGAGCAGACGCTTCTTGCGCCTGTTTGTCTAAATGATACTGCTCATACTGCGTATACAGCTCTTGAACTTGTGGAGCAAGCAAACCAAAGTCACGTTCTTTCTTACGTTTGGCTACTTGCTTCAACACATAACCTGAATCATCACTTGGAGAGATCTGTGGCATCTCACCACGCTCAATTGCAAGGAAATCATTCTTTGCATTGCGCTCATTAATCGTAAAGTCACCAAATGCCTCTTGCCAGTTAGCAAACGGAAACTGTGTGATGAGTTTACCAATGTCGTCACGTTCCAAGTTGGTGCCAACATACTGCATGATATGATTAAGTACCAACGTCTTACCTAACTTTGTCTCAATCGTTTCTATTTGATCTTCTACTTGAATTAAATGTGACAGTGGTGTGGTTGTTTTGAACTCTGCGATGTTAATCACCTCAGATCTGCCAATGGCAGCAATCAACTCGTCACCTTCTAGGTAGAATTTAGCTAGTTCAAGGAACTTTTCACACATATCTACCAAGAACTCACCAAACTTTTCAGCATAAAAGCTGAACTTTTGCGTCTGGTTCATGCTGCGAAACAGCATTGCCATAGGGTCTAAATTGGTCTGTTTTTCCTGATCTACAAGATCAATCATGAGTGCACGAGACATTTCTTGCTCATTCATGGCTATGTATTCGTAGAATTGCTCTCCGTTACGACCAGGAAGAATAGTGGGCGGCTGGCCTTGATATGTAATTCCGCGAACACCAGGAAGAAGACTACCTTGTGAGACCTTTGTACCGGCTTGATAAAGAATCTTATCTTCCGCAATCGTGATACCATGTAAGGCAACCTGCGACGACGCACGGTTTATTTCCGCTTGCCACGGCCTAGCGACCTTAACAATGCTAGTGGCCCTTGCTTTAGTAGGATGTTCATCAAAACCTTTCCAAGCAATTGGGAAGATGCCAGCAGGTAATGGTCCTTCTTCAAGGATGCCCGCTTTCGTCGCGATGTAAAAATATCCCTCAGGATACTCCGGAGAAGGCTTATAGTAGTATTCAAGGAGTAAAGTTTGATCTTTTTCACGTCCATATCCATTCTTCATGGAGTCAAACACTACAAAGTCTTCACTTGATTCAGTAATGTACTTTAATTTCTCTTCTTGATCTTTATATCGCTCTTTAAGCACTTTACTTGATTCAAGCTTCTCAACGCCTATCCAACGTGCATCTTTCATCTGCATACATGATGGATCTCTAAATACATTTTGCCCAAAAAGTCTCTCAAACACAAATTCGCCTGTAAAGACTGGCTTAGAATCATCCATTACAGGCATACCCATCTCATCGACTTCAGGCATGCCCATTTCATCTAGCTTTGGCTCATAGCCTTTTAGTTTTCCTTTTGTGGGATCAAAGAAAACCTTTACCGCACACTCACCAATCCCACAGAAATCACCACAAAGATCTCTAATCAGTGCGTTGATCTTGTAACGATGCTTGGCGTCTTCCCAGACTGCTTTGTTTAGTTCAGCAGACTTTTGATCTTGCAGTTCTGTTTGATTTCTTGGAGAAATAGTTACGCCAGGAGCTTGAGACATAATAGCGTTGACGTATATACGGTGTGCTCTGTGTAGCCAGTTCTTGGTAATACGCAACTGATATGGATCTTGCGTCATACCGTTGACACGATTACGTTGCCAGATGTCGTTTAGACGTTTGGAATAATGCTCACCAGAGATAAGCAAAATATTGCTACGCATCTCAGACAAGATCTCTTTATCTACAGACTTGGCATCATCGTGAAGTTTATTCAGCTCATCAATTTTCATGGGCTTCATGGAAAGCTCTCCTTTGCTCTGCATTTAAAACTTCACGTTCAAAACCAAATGGATCATCAATCATAAGCTGTGACATACGAACATCATCCATCAACTCTTTGTCGATAGATGTTGGCTTTTTAATTTCATTTGCATCTGTGAAATCACCAACTTCTTGTGAACGCTCCAAAAAGAATTCTACCTCAAACTCAGATGTCTTAATCTTACTGACTCCAAGTTTTCGACATTCATTGATAATACCAAGAAGTTTGTATCTCTTACTAGTTTCCGTATGCTTCGTTCCAAGCTTCGACTTCATCTCTGAAGGCTTTCCACTCGTCTTTGTTCTCGAACTCATCCGTCATCTCTCCCCTGCGCTGTTTTAATTCCCACTGAAAATACTGATCTTTAGTCCAATCAGTATGTGGCACATCGTCCCTATCATCATCGTCTATTTTTAAATTTGGAGCAATTTTAACAAAATCCCAAGGAATTAGCTTCAAAACATAGCGAAGAGCATCAGTTAAATCGTCTTGGTACTTTCTGTTCTTCTCTCCAGCAGGTACAGACATCAATTCTGTCACTAACTTACGGTTATCATACACATCTCCGTCAATGGTCAAAGCACCACTTTGAAAGAGTGTGTTGGTTATTTGTTCACCAGAGTTTCTTTGTTTGTCTGCTGGCAGGAATGGTTCTCCAGACCTGGAGGCAATAAGACCAAACTCCCTAGACTGATAATCATAGCAAGCTTGGGTAATGCTTATTCCCTGTCTAAGCTCTTTATACTTTTCGAGGATATCTTTTGCCGTAGTTTCTTCGAAATCTCCTCTCCAAGTCCTAACCACTCGTCCACGATCAAGATCAGGAGAAACAGCGACAATAACAACTGCACCAGCAGAGCGACCACGACCACCACTACCCACGTCAACACCTGCATAATACCTCCAGCTTGCGGGGATCTTCTCAGAAGCATCCATTACAGATTTATCAGGATCAAAGGTCAGATACCTTCTGCCTTCGTCTTTTACAAACCTTCCATCAATACGTTTTAAAATCTCAGTCTGCGAAGTACAAAAGTTTTCAGCCTCTCTAATCCTTTCAGGAGTCCATGGACTAGGAGTGCCATCGTCATAATACATACACTCCCGCATCGAGACAGAACGCTTCCAAGCATCCTTAAACATCTCTTCAGCTGTGCCAATACATTCCATAGCCCTGTACCAGATCTGTAACCCTCTGGTGGCAGTGAATACTTGATTGAAGTAACCCCTGGTAGCTCTAAGCCTGGCCAAACACTCATTGATAATCTCCTCAGGAGCCTCCTCATCGAAGGTCATCATTGCGACGGAGCTTGTCTGCAAGTTTACAGTCTTTTGACCATAGGATTTAAAAAATATACTGCACCCACTGCGAAAGTGTATGGCGTGGACATCACCACTCTTATATTCAATGTCCCAACCATAGTTCTCATGGTCTTTCATTGCACCACGCGGCAAAAACTCAGGCACCCACTTTTTTTCTACTTCAATCGTCGAAACACTGTCTGACGGATAAAAATACCAAAATTGCTTAGGAGGAGTCTCCCACAACTCTTTCCAAAGATTCTTATTGCATGCCCACTCAATGTTCTTACGAATTGCAGCACTGCTCTTACCAATCTGGTTAGCAGCACAAAGAAGATTCATTCTGTTGCGGGAATCAAAGAACTCTCTAGCCCATGGATAAAATTTCCACCCGTATAGGTGCGGTAAATCTTCTCGAAGCTCTTTGATCCTTGCTTTGATAATACTCTGCTGGAAAGTTAATGGATCAAGGTTTTTCATGCGCGTCATCTCACGCGTCATCTCCTTGACCTGTCTTTCCTTAGACTTCTCTACGAAATCATCAATGCGTGCTTCGCGGCTCTGCTTCTTCTTGGCCATCCGTGACCTCTTCAAACTTTAGTTCAATATCAGGTAACTCTGGAATGTCTGGCATCATCATCCGCTGACCATGCCTTGTGACAGTCTCCACATCGTCCAAAATCTCTTGATTACCACTCTTGATCAAAGACTTAATGTCCCCGTCATAGTGCTTCAAATACCTATGCTGATCTCTCTTAGCCTTCTCAATCCTACGCTCTAACGTCTCAAGATCCTCTAACTGTAAACTACTAACCTGCTCCCTAAGCTGATCTACAGGTTGCTCAGAGTTGAAGTTTACATTCACAGACTTCTGCTCAACTTGCATACGCTGAACAATACCACCCTTTATACGCATATCAGCTAACTGCCATGCCTTCAAAATAAGGGTCGCTACCTTCGTATCAACCTTGCCGTCTTCACCCAACATAGGCAGATTCATAATCTCTAAAAGACGCTCAGTTCCCTTATGCAAGATATGTCTCATCTGGATCGCATAACTGACCGGAGGGGTAAATATCCAAAGCATACGCTTATTGTTAGGCTCATAGCCAGATACCCACATCTCCCAACTTACAGCACCACAAATGATCGACTGTAAAGCCATCTTCTTACCACTAGCAGTCGCAGCATTATACTCATCCCAGAACGATAACCTGACACGCTCATCCCTCTCATCAGGCTGGCACTGATTTCTAATTTCCCTCTCAGTCAACATCAATGTCCTAGGCAATTTATTACGAACACGCTCTAAGATAGGCACCAATCTAGGTGGCAATCTGTTCAATAAAGCATCTGGATTATGGGGATCATAAAGGGCTGAAATAGCCTCATCAGGCACTACCTTTGGCCTACCTGGCTGTCTGGCCATAAAAATACCTCGTTAACATGGTTTTATGAAGATTCTAATATAGCCTTAGTAGGGGAATAAGAATAGTGCAAGGATTGTTTGCGAATTTTTTGAGGGGGGGCAATGCAAATATAATTGCAAGCAGACCCCCACCCCCCCTGTCAGTTTTCTGACACCTGTCAGGAATCTATACAAAGTGTCCAAACTTTTGACACCTGATCTAAGTGGCTGATATCGTTTACCTTTGCTTCAACCTCCTGATATCGCTAGTGATTGCTAGTGATTGCAACCTCAACCATATGATTGCAAACGGTATGCCAAAGCGCGATTGCGATTGCAACCCAATGATATGATTGCCAAACGCTATTAGTGGTGGTGTGCACAAAAAGATACGTTTTCATTTAACATATGTTTATTGAACGCTGGCGGGTGACTGGCACAAAACACATATCGTTTTAAAGGGCAAAAACCTCAAATCTGAGAGCCTAGAGATCTTTGTGGGTGTCTGAGGTGGGCGGATATCTTTTGATCGCTTAAAAGCACACTTTTGCGTGTCTTGCGCGGTGACTCCATACCTTTACCACCACACCCAAAGTGTCAAACCTTTGTACAGTGTCCACCTTTTATACACAAAAGCCGCCCATTGGGCGGCCTCAGTGTCCTTGATGTTTATCTTTTCTCAGTACTCGTACCACGCCATTATTCTAACACACGCTCCTTTAAGATCGATAGCTCTCATATCTCCGCTCTCACAGGTCACCCTGTGCTTCACCTTGATCCCTTGATCTCTTTTGAACCTCCTGAGAGCTTGTTTAAGATCTTTGGACTGTGTGTCCTCAGCTTTTACCACCCATGAGTAGTTGCTCTCACCGCCAAATGTGTCCGTCATCTCAACCTTGATCATATCAAACCTCCTTTGAGATCGCGGAGTGAAGATATCTCTCATGAATTGAAGTTTCTTTTCCGTTTATCTCTATTAAATAAACTGAACCATCAATGTGGGTCTCTCCTAAAAACTCAATGACACTACCAAAAAATTTTTTCCTTTTGTCTCCATAAACAAAAATTTTTTCTCCAGCTTCAAATTTCATATCAAACCTCCTAATTTTTTACTAAACACTCTCTCAACACTCTCATCTCATCATCCCATGATTGCCCACACACATACTCAATGGATCGATCGCCTATCATCAAGCGATCATAGATACCGTGGTTTTTAAGCAGTGCCAACGGTAGCGCCAAACGTCTTTTAAGCCGCTTTTTAGTGTCTTGACGGCAACGATAACCAATCATCGAAATGATCATATCAATCTGCTGATGTGAGAGCATATGTGTCATGATCTCATCAATGTACTGTGTGTGTGGTTGATCCTTTTTTGCGTCCCATATGCGATCGCTTAAAGATCTCATATAAAAACCTCCTCAGCGATCCCTGATGGCAAAAGTGTCCTCATAGTCAAACCTTCAACTGAATCATCCACAAGATATGGTATGATCCGCACAGATAAAACCTCTCTCAATTTGTATTTTTCGATAAAAGCTTTTGCTTCAACGACCGGGTCGCCACCCACAAACTTCACTTCAAACCTCTCCATTTTCCTCTTCCTAGGTGCTTTTGCTCTAAACACCAAGTACTTTTGCTCTTTCATATCTCTCATATCAAACCTCCTGATATCAGTTGTAGTTTTGTTTTTTCCGGTACTGGTGGTGTTTTTTTCACTTGGTCACTGAGAAGATCATGGTCAATGCACAGATACCAACGGCCATATCCCATATCCACGGTCATATATGATGATAAAGAGCCATCTGAGTTAGTGTCTAAGTGTGCAAACCTCCTCACTTGATCAATCACATATTTGATTTCCTCAGCGGTGAGATCGCTCAAACCTTCAATGTGATCAATACAAACCTCTTGCTCTCTTACTTGCACTGAGCAAACTTCATATGAGATCGCTCTATATGAGTCCTCAAAGCTGAGTGTGCAGATCTCTCTGATCTTTTGTGCAGCGGTCTTTTTATCAAGCTTGATGATAGCTTTTAGGTATGCCATCTCTTCATCTGATATGTCGCGCTCAAGCTCACGGCTATTTCTGATGCAATCTTCAACCATATGCATCATCTCACCTCCATATCCAATGGAGTCCACATACTCAGCAATAGGGTTGCTCTCATCTTTAGTGTAATAGCTCTCAGTCCAATCTGCCTCAGCTCTCAATTGCTCCACGATTGCGTCAAGTTTTTCCTCATTTATCATTGGCCACCTCCTAAAAGTGTTTTTTCTGTGCCGCGCACCTTTATCGTCATATGCAAAGCTTTTGCCACCCTCCAGGCCGTGCCGTTGAGCGTCTTAACACCCAAAGCTTCACACAGTGCTTTTGAAGCTTCACAGTCCGGATAAAGCATATCGTTGCCATAAACACATTTTTCGATCACATAAACGGTCGTCATATGACACCTCCTGATTAAAATGTGTGCATATGCCGTGCCATATCATAAAAATCAATGGGTTATGTTTATTACCAGTGGGCCAGGTGTCAGCTTTTTTGACACTTTGTATAATATTTTTACAGTGTTAGGTTTTTTGACACCCATATATAGGCGTCTGGAAAAAACCCCCTATAGGGCTATTTGGAAATTTGAAATTTGGTTTTTGAAAATCCAAAATCCAATTTGGAAATCTATCTGAGACAAAGACACCCAATTTAAAAGCCCTCAGACTGGCCTAGAATCTCACAGAATATCTTTCTAATACCTAGACTCCAAAAACATTTAAAACGCGCCAGAATTGATTTAAACGATTGCAAAATATTGCCCCATAAGAAGTGCCTATGTTTACAGCGATCTGTGCTAACATTGGGCAACCAACACAAGGAGGCCGCCATAGTGAAGACCTACCTGATTGTTAGCGACATCCACGTCCCGTTTCATTGTCGAAAGTACATCAAGCTTGTGACCAAGATCATCAAGCACATAAACCCTGATGGACTTGTGCAGTTGGGCGATGCCCTCGACGCCTTCCAGATTTCCACCTACAGCAAATGCCCATCAAGAAGAAATCTCCTGGCTGAAGACATCGACGACTACAAACTAATACTCAACGAATGGTCAAGAGAGTTAAAACAAAATGCAGCGATTCACTTACTGGAAGGAAACCACGAGAGCAGACTTAGCCGCTACATCGCTGGCCATTGTCGTGACCTTCATGGCCTCGTACCAGATTGGCAAACCTTGTTGGGAATACAAATCAGAAATCAAGTTGGTAAACATCGCTGGCACTTCCATCCTTACCACAAGTGGAATAGTTGCAAGATTGGTGATTGTATTTTGATGCATGGTTTTTATTTCAACCAGCACGTTGCTATGACCTGCCTACAAAAATACAGACACAATATTATTTTTGGACACACACACAGAATGCAGTATGTCAGTGATGGTGTTCACTGGGCTTGCTCACTTGGGCATGGCAGTGATGAACAAGACACCGCACATCAACCAACACCAACAGGTTGGCAACAAGCATTAGGTTTGCTTCATGTTGATCATCAGGGAAAAACAAAACTGGATGTCGTTTTAGTCAACGATGGAAAGGCGGTCATCTATGGCAAACAAATCTCCGCTTAGTTTAAAGCGTCCACCGCGAAGTGTGATGATCTGTGGCCAGAAGGTTATTGTAAAAGTTGTGCCGTATCTGGAAGATGACGCAGAGGAACTGCTTGGTGCG